CCATGAAGGCGTTTTCGTGCTTGCTGGCCGCGTTGGTGACCTTGGTGCTGGGGAAGATGAGCATGCCCAGCAGCATCTCAGCGCCCTTGGCCAAGAACGCCTGCACGTCCTCGCGCCGCGCCTGGGGGCCCACCTCGGCACGCATGGAGTCACGGATCGCGGCCATGGTGAAGGGGTGGAGGCAGCCGACCAGCATGCCGGGGTCGCCGGTGCTGGTGGTGAAGCTGTCGATGATGTCGTACAGGTCATCGATGGAACCGGCGCCAGCGCTGGTCACGTTGGTCGACGCGCCCGCGATCGCGGTGGCGAACAGACCCATGCGGCCCGCCGAGAAGCTGCCGGCCATGGTCAGACCCAGCGGGATGGGGGAGAAGCCCCAAGCGCCGCCGACCGCGTTGGCCAGGCCGGTCTCGTCCAGGCGAAGCGCACGGCGCGCGATGGTCACGTCCGAAGCGGCGGCGGTGACGCTGGACGCAGCCACGTCGGTGTCCTCCGCGGCGGTGGCGTCCATGGAGATGGACCAGCCCAGGGACAGGATCCGGTTGCGGCCGACCAGGGAGCCGGCGTCGCTGCCGTTCTGGATCTCGATGGCGCTGGTGCCAAAGATGTCGGCGCTGTCGGCCATGGCGAGCTTGAAGCTCTGCTCAGCCAGGACGAGGTCGTTGAGCTGGTCTTCAGTGGTCAGACCGTTGCCGGACGCGGGGGCGCCGGCCGAAAAGATGGCGATCGCCATGGGATCACTCGCAGTTTGATTGGTTGGGCGCGCTGCGAGCTGTTGACCGGTGCCACCGTACGCACTGGGTGCTACCGAGCTTGGCGCTCCTGCTGGAGCTTCTGCAGGTCCTCAAACGTGGTCGCCTGGCTCACCGCCGTCCGAAACTGGTCGTTGGCGTTGCTGGCCGGCGCCTTCTTCGGCGGCTTGGTGCCGGGGCGCTTGGGGGGCGCCTGGGGCTGGCCGGGAGTGGGGGGTGGGGGTGCTTCGCCACCCCCATCGCCACCCCCATCGCCACCCGACGCGAGCACGCCGCGCAGGTAGGACGGGAGCATGGACTCGTCGGTGGCCGCGTTGCTCAGGTACGTGGCGAAGTCCGGCGCCTTATCGCCCAGCTTGGCCGCAGCCTTCTGGTGGGCGAACTCCAACGCCTCGATGGTGTCGGGATCCGTCACGCCGTGCGTAGTCGCGGCCTGGTAGCGGCTGAACTGCCCGTTGAGCCTTGGCGAGCTGCGCCTCAAGGTCTGCNTTCTGCTGGGTCAGCGCCTCGACNCCGGCGACCTGGGGCCGCAGGGCCTCAAGCTCAGCGCTCAACGAGTCGCGCTCGGAGACCACAAGCGCGCGCTTGTCGGACTCCTTGGCCAGCCGGTCCCGCACGATCTGGTTGATCTCGTCGCCGTCGTAGTACTTCTTTCCGTCCTGCTCGATTGGCATGGTTCTCCCCTCAGATATTCGGGCTCACATACATGGCGTTCTCTCGCCGGATGCGGTCCAGTTCGGTGGTCGCCTGCTTCCGGGTGATGCCGGGGTGCAGCGCCATNTACGCGTCCACCTTGGACATCAGGCCNGCATCGACCTTGGTCGTCAGGTCCTCGGTCTGCGCCTTGCGCTCTCCGATGGACAGCGGCAGCGACGGGTACGTGACGCTGATCCCGTCGATCGGCAGGTTTGTGCCCGCGTGCAGGTTGAGCATCTTCGCGGTCACCGCAGCGGCTTGCAAGTCTCCGCGCCGGAGTTGGGGCTCCATGCGCCCTTGCGCATCCCGCAGCCCCTCGCGCGAGATGGACAGCGACACCCCAGACCGTGGGTCAGCACCCGTCCGAACCAGGTCAGCGGCAGACACGCCAGCGAACTCGGCCAAGCCTTGCTCAAAGCCCGTGATCGCCGTCATCAGCTTCTGAGGGTCAAAGCCCGGTTGCAGTTGAACCGCCGTTGGCTGGCCTGCGCCCTCATCGATGGGGCCCACCTCGATGATGGAGCCGGGCTCGGTGCTGATCACCTTCCGGCGCGTGCCGTTGGCGCCCTCGATCTCCACGTCTCGTACTTGGCCGTTGACCAGCATCACCGTTGCGAAACTGCCGTCCTTGACGCCATGCACCCAGAACGTCAGCAGCACGGCGACCGTCATGGTCCCCAGCACCGTCTCAACGCCGTAGAACGCATCCCACAGCTCACCGGTGCGCTCAGCGTGGTGCATGACCACCGGCAGGAACGGAACGCCCTCGTAGACGTAGCGGTAGCCGTTGATGGAGCCCTCGGGAGCAGGACCAAGGATCCGCTCCGTCCAGTCCTCCTCCATCTTGGCGTCCATGATCTTGTGCTCGGGCTGCTCAAGGTCTCGAATGTCCAAGATCTCCCAGCACCAAGCCGGCTTGCCCTTCTCGTCCTCGCGCAATTGGAGCTCAGCCAGGTAGGCGGGCACGTCCGGCGCTTCGGGCACCGACTCCACGATGCACGCGTCAGGGTCGATGGGCCGGTACAGCAGGCCAGCCCGCTCGGACCAGTCCACGCGCATCAGCGTCTCGCGCAGCCCGACCAGGTCGGTGGACTGCCGCTGCATCACTTGCCAGTACCCAGCCGCCTGCATGGCCGCCGAGAGGTCATCGACCCCAGCACCGCCGCGCAACTCGCCCGGCCGGTGGTACAGGGCGCCGCCGACCTGGGACGAGATCGAGCGGAAGGGGTTGCGGCTCATCTCGCCGATGCCCCAGACACCCAGGCGGTCCTCACGCACGTGCAGCTTGAGGGCCGTCTCCAGGTCTTCCGACCATCGACCACGTAGGAGCCGCATCCGTAGCGCCTGCTGCTTGGCGCGGCGCTGATTGTCGTCCCCAGGTAGGGGCGGTCGAGGTGGCAGCATGCCGAGTGCTACCGACTCGGTCANAAGCGGCGGTGCAGGACTCGACCGGCACGGGCCTGGGTCTTGCCCCAGTGGTGGCGCAGCGCGTACCGCAGCGCATCGATGATGTCTTTGGCCGGGTGCTTGGCTCTACCGTCCCAGGTCTCCAGGCTTCGAATCATGTGCTCGCAGTGCCCATCNACGTAGAAGTGCCCCGGACGGACCATCGCCTCATGCAGCCACCGGATGGACGGCCAAAAGTGGTCGTTGCGTAGCCCTCGCTTGGCCACACGCGGCGACGGCTTGAGCTCGCCAGCGGTGCCGAGTTGCTTCGCAATCGCGGTGCCCAACCGGCGCGCGCTCTTGACCGTGCTGCGCCCCTCGTACTTCTTGTCCGCCCAGACGTGGTCAACGTCGGTCCACCGGTCGCCAGTCGCCGCCAGCATGCCCAGAAGCCCCGCAGCGTCCATGTCCATGGTGGTCCCCTGCTCTGGGGCGTACTCGGCCATGATGAAGATGCGCGGGTGCGCCGACGTGGTGTCCACGTAGACCAGCACGCCGCACGTCCGGAGTGCGTCCTCGCCGTAGTCGATGCCCACGCACACCTCGAGCGCATGCTCTGGCAGCACGTCGGACTCAAACATGTCGGGCACCACATGTCGGTTGCGGTGGAAAGCCTCCAGGGCCTTGTCTGTGGCCGTGAACTCCCAGTCACCGTGACACCGCACCCCGCGCTGGTAGCTGGGGGTGTTGGCGATCTCCTCCTCAATCCACGCCGCATCCATTGGGCGGCCGTCTTCGGTGCAAAGCGGCTTGGATGCCCCCTCGGGTACGAAGTTCTCCGGCTCCATGCGGAAGTGCAGGTCTGTGATCTGGCCCGACTCGCACCGCTCCCGCAGCCACGTCAGATCACCCGTAGTCGCGGGGGTCATGGTGATGACGATGCGCCCACCCGTCCGACGCAGGCGCAGCAGTAGCGCCCCGAAGATGGCCTCATTGCCCAGGGGCTCGTCGATCCAGATGTAGTGGAGCGTTGCTGACTCCAGGTCCATCGTGTCCATGCCCACGGTCTTGATCCGCAGGACTGACCCGTTCTTGTACCTGAGCGCAGGGGACTTGCCCCGGAAGCCGTTGACCGGGTCGAAGGACTGCCCCGGCACCAGTTCGTCGTGCGGTGCGAGTTGCCAGAGCTTCTTCTGGATGGCCACCGACTGAGACCACGAGTGGCACAGCACCCACGCCTCAATCGGGCCCGCTGGCACGCCCTTGTACGGGTGCCGCCCCAGGCAGTGGAAGTGCGCCTCAGCAGCCCCTACCCACGTCTTGCCGAACTGGTTGCCGGTTCGGAGTTGGACGTACCGGCCAGGGCAGCGCAGTAGCGCCGTCTGGGGTGGGGTCCACGACACGTAGTCGAGGGGTCGCACCTCGGCGCGGTCCCGCAGGTCCTCGGCCGACTCGACAGCCGAGAGGAACGCGTCAGCATCCCAAGGGGCGGTCACTCAGCAACGCGAGCAAGGATCTGCCGCCGTAGCTTGTCCGGCATCCCCAGCAGCGCCGCCACGATGCGGTCCTCCAGGGCTTCCGGGTCAGCGGCGGAACGTGCGCGCTCGTTGGCTGCCCTACGCTCGAGCGCAAGGTCAGCGACCAAGCCCGCTTCGGTGTCCAGCAGTTTGGCAGCAGCCACATGGGACCCGCCACGCTGGGCGGCCTTCCGCATGGCCCGAACCTCAGCCAGCATCCCCTCGGTGCTGGTGTCGAGCTCACCGCCGTCGTCATCTGCCGCCACGGGTTGCGGCTGGTCGAGACCGGTCATCTTGGCTTCCATGTCCAAGAGACGGGCAGCAGCAGCCGGCTTGCCCTCCTCGACTGCACGCTCTCGGATGCGCGCCACGTCCATCAGCAACCGGGCCCGACGGCGCGGCAGATCCGCTGCATCGACGGCTGCCAACTTGTCGAGGAGGTCGTCCTTCATGCGGTAGATGGTGCGCTGGCTGTACCCCGACTGGGACGCAAGCCGGACCGCAAGCGTGTAGCTCCACCCCTCCGTCCGGATGGCGGCCTCAAGCAGGTCGGCGGTCTGCTTCTTGGTGAGTGACCTTGCCACTACTGGACACAATCGGGGCTATTTGGGCTTTTTTGTCCCAGATTTTGCGCGCAATGGGAATGGGGACAGATCGGAAGAGCGTCGTGTAG